CTGATAGCGTAAACTCAAATGGCGTTATCTTCAAAGACGCTCGCTGGGCACCAAATAGTGGCGTAGATCCTGCTCTTGATCCAATCCCAACAATCCAGTCAATGTTGACTAGCAACTATATCGATCTAGATGCACCTCAATCTAATCTATATCCAGTAGGAATGTTACTATTCAATACAAGACGTTCAGGAAATAACGTGAAGCAGTTCACGACAAATCTGTTCACACAATCAAACTATCCTAATGCGACTATATATACTGGTCCAACACAGACTCCTGGTTCTCTACCTAAAGTAACTTATACCTGGGTAACAGCATCAGGCAATCAGGCTAATGGTGCACCTTATATGGGTCAAGCAGCACAGCGACAGATGGTGGTCGAAGCTCTGAATTCAGTAATCGCTTCAAATACAGACATTCGTGATGAAGACAATGCATTCAATCTCATTGCAACTCCTGCATATCCTGAATGTATCCCTGCAATGATCACGCTCAATGATGATAGAGGTCAGACTGGATTCATCGTAGGTGATACTCCGATGCAACTCGCTGCAAATGCTACTACACTTGCAAATTGGGCAACTGACAAAGCACTAGTATCACAAACAAATCTTCAAGGATTAGCTCCTGGTGCGATAAACACTTATGTAGGTCTGTTCTATCCTTCGGGACAGACAACTGATTTGAGCGGAAATCTTGTAGTAGTTCCCCCATCATTCATGATGATCAGAACATTCATACGCAATGATACTATTGCTTATCCTTGGTTCGCTGCTGCAGGTACTAACAGAGGAATCGTAGACAATGCTACAAGCATCGGTTATATCAATGCTCAGACTGGTGCATTTGTTCCAGTGAAGACAAGCCAAGGACTACGTGATATACTTTATACTCATAACATCAACCCTATCGTAGTCTTTACTGGCAACGGAATTCTATGTTATGGTAACAAGACTTCAGATGAAACAAATACTGCACTTGATCGTATCAATGTTGCTAGACTTGTTGCATATCTTCGTCGCCAACTTGCAGTCGCTGCTAGACCGTTCATCTTCGAACCAAATGATTCCATCACTCGTCAGTCAATCACTGGTGTAATTCAATCATTGCTAGTTGATCTGGTAGCAAAGAGAGGAATTTATGACTATCTTGTAGTATGCGATAGTTCTAATAACACTCCGGCAAGAATTGATAGAAATGAACTCTGGGTAGATATCGCAATCGAGCCGGTGAAGGCAGTAGAATTTATCTACATTCCAGTTCGTGTTCTAGCAACAGGTTCTATCGGTAATAATAATAACACAGTAGTATAATAATGATAGGCGGCTAAAAACCGCCTATCAACAAAAGATAAATAATTTTAACAGGAGAATATTCAAATGGCAACAGCCTCTCAATCACTATTCAACATGACGGTACCGACTGACAATGCCGGCGGTAACCAAGGTCTGTTGATGCCAAAGCTACAATTCAGATTTAGGCTCAACTTCCTTAACTTCGGCGTTGGCAGCACGGCAGGATTGAGCTTAACCAAGCAGGTTATCGATTGTTCAAGACCGAATGTGCAATTTGATGAAATCACTGTTCCTGTTTATAACTCTACTCTATATCTAGCAGGTAAGCATAAGTGGCAAACTATGTCAATCAACGTGCGTGATGATGCATCAGGCAGCGTTTCAAAGGCAGTTGGTCAGCAACTTCAAAAGCAACTTGACTTCGTTGAACAAGCATCTGCTGCAACTGGTCAAGATTATAAGTTCCAGCTAAACCTTGAAATTCTTGACGGTGGTAATGGAACTTCTGCACCTATCGTACTAGAAACTTGGGAATTATATGGTTGCTATCTAACACAAGCAAACTATGATACATTGAATTATGGTACCAGTGACGTAGTAAAGATTGCACTAACAGTACGTTTTGATAATGCAATTCAAGCTCCGCTTGTTTCTGGTGTTGGTGCTCCTATCAATCGTAGTGCTGATGCACAAACTGGTTCAGTAACCGGTATCGGCGGAACTAACTCGTTAGGCGTATAATTTAGATTAGATAGTCAAAATGTCAGGATTTAATCAGAACCTACTCAACAATGCTTTTACTTCACTAATAAACGATAATAAGCAAGTTGTTCTGAGAGATTATCAACATGCCGCTAAGACATTTAGGACTAACTCCTATGAGCGAGCCCCTAAACTTAAATTCCTCTTTCACACTTACTTTGGAATAAATCCTCAAGTATTTGACTATAATAATGGGCGTGATCTAGGTGGTAGAAATTTCCCCACCGCTAATACAAACTTTGGTTTATTGGTCAAGGATGTAAAGCTCCCGTCGTTTAGTTTTAATACTACACAGCTAAATCAGTACAATAGAAAGAGAATTATACAAACCAAGATAAAGTATGATCCAATAGAGATCGTTTTTCATGACGATAACGGCGATATAGTCAATAGTCTCTGGGAAACATATTACAAATATTACTATAATGATGCCAATGTCATCGGTCCGGTCCTTCAAGGAGCGCAGGGCGGGCCAGCTGGTTCAGGTGGTGCAAAACAATACAATGATAGAAATATATATGATCCCCTAATTAGTGGTGATGACAAGAATTGGGGATATTCCGGTGGGCAGACAAATGCAGAAACTGGAAGGAAGATTCCTTTCTTTTCTAACATAACAGTGTTTGGATTTAATCAGCATAACTTTACAGCATATACCCTAGTTAATCCTATCATCACCAGCTTTTCGCATGATACTTATAGCTACGGTGATGGTGCCGGAACGATGTCAAACAGAATGTCCATAGATTATGAAACAGTTGTTTATAACTACGGTGCTATGGACGGACGCGAACCCGGTAATATTGTCACTGGATTCGGAGATCGTGCAAACTATGACACACATCTAAGTCCTATCGCAAATCCAGGATCGAATGGTGCAACTTTGGGCCACGGTGGTCTAGTCAACTCATCCGGTGGTAGTTTAGTAAATGCCATCAATAACGGGGTTTCCGCTGCTCTAGCATCTGTCTCTGCTTCATACTATAATGCTGCATTCGGTCCCGGCGGCCCCAACAACACAAATAATGCTATTCCTAGAGCATTGAGTGCTTTCGCAACAGCAGCACTACGCAGTGCACCTATCAATAGAAACACATTGTTTAATACACCAAATGCAGGATCAAGTCCTGGTCCAGCAGGCACTGCCGGTGCTCCGACAACAGGAGCAGTAATTCCACCGGATGCTAATGCAGTGACAGAGTTGCCGACAGAAACTTTAGCAGGAACGCAATATACAGGAGCTGACCTGGTTAATCCTGTAGGACAATTCACTATTACTTCAGGTTAATGAGATAAGTATTGATATGGCAACTACACAAGCAACAATCCAAAATAATCCTGATCAGACTGTAGCTATCTTTGATAGTTTTTACAATACCAATCTGGTAATAGGATCAGAACAATATAACTTAGTATATGGGTATTTTATAGGTGTATCGGGAATCCCTGCTGTTGCAGCGAACTTTACTTCACTACTCTTCAGGATTGCTCAGACAGGAAACTATAATGTTCTAGAACTACTGAGCATATTACAAGGCACCGAGAATACCTTACAGTTGAACAGCGTGATGTGCTATTATTTGAACTCATTTAGGGCTAAGGTATCACTGTATGGTATCAGTAATATTCCTGTACCAAATCAGCCAGTGCAACGCAATGTAGTATTGTGATATGACTAAGTGGGCGCAAGGTGCATTTACCCCCAAAAATCCTAAGAAATACATAGGTAAAGGCGCGCCCAGATATAGGTCAGGATGGGAACTGACCTTCATGAACTTCTGTGATAATAATGATAGCATATTACATTGGGCCAGCGAAAGCATGGTTATCAAATATCGTCATCCATTTACTGGCAAGATAACCAACTACATTCCTGATTTCTTTGTGATGTATAAAAATAGAACAGGACAGGTCGTGGCTGAAGTAGTAGAGATCAAACCAAAAAAGCAGAGCATCGTAGAGAGCAAAGCTAGCGCCCAGAATAAAATGACAGTAGCGATCAATCATGCCAAATGGGCAGCAGCTAATGCATATTGTAAATCTCAAGGATTCACCTTCAGGGTCATAACAGAAGACGATCTGTTCTATAACGGTAATCCCAAAAATAAAAGATAAACTAATACGGGTAACTAAATACTTGTATGGGAAACAAAAAACTAGAAGACCTCTTCGATCTTGAACCGTCTGAGACAAATGATCTCATGCAGCCCATACTCGAGGATGCACAGGAGATAACAGCGACTGCTGTATCAAACCTAGAGAAGATCGATGCAGCATTGCCCCAAGTCAAGGGGCTCGAAGCAGCAGATGAAGAGATGGATGAGCTGGCTGATTTAGCTACCAATAGCTACAAAGACCTAGTCGATCTTGGTATGCAAGTCGAAGCAAGATTTAGTTCTGAAATATTCAATGCTGCGAGCAGTTTCTTGGGTCATGCCATCACAGCTAAGACTGCAAAGATCAACAAGAAACTAAAGATGCTGGATATGCAGTTGAAGAAAGCAGCACTAGATCAGAAGATGCAAGCAAAGAATGAAGAGGTCGAGGCTACTCCATTGGGGGAAGGCAAAGCATTAGACCGCAACGACCTTCTGAAAATGCTGAGTGCTAAAAATAACGACCAATGATAAATATATTATAAGTATTTGCAGGAATCCACATGCATAGTCTAAAGAAATATATAATGGAATCGGTTCACACCTATAACTACACCATCAAGATTGCTGGTGAAGTTGATAAGAACTTCCTTGAACTCTTTGTTTTTAATCTAAAGAAGTTCGATCCGGTGAAGATTTCTGATCCAGTATCTACTCCAATCCAGAAGGATCCATATGGATTCCCAAATCTATCTAATCAACCTGTTCATATCATCAAAGCAGAGTTCAGATATCCAACTAACGAGCCAATGATCCAGCAGATCGCTCAACTATTAGGACATCAGGTAGACTTTGTGAGAGTGATCGGAACTGACTTCAACGACAGCATCAACGGTGAGATGGATGGATATGCCAATCAGATGAAGCATAGCCCTGTACTTACACACGAAGAGATGGAAGAAGAAGCAGGTGCGAAAGCAGCATCTAAGGCATACGGTAACTCTTATCTAGACAGCATCAAGGATCAAGCAAAGGATTCCAAGATGAACATTCCATATGAAGGTAAGAAGACGCCTCCTGCATTCGATCCATTCAAGCCATATTTAGACGATAAGCAGTTGGGCGACAAGAGCCCAATGTCACACATTACTAGACCAGCCAAACCCCCAACTGGCGCAAAGGGCAGGGATATATAAATCATGAAAGACATACTAAACAAATTAAGCCAGTTAGAAGAAACGGCACCAAAGGCAGAGAAGCAAGCCATCACTGAATCCGTTCAGCCTGCGAAGGCTAAGACATCAGATAAGCCGGCATCTCTCAAAGAGTTATTCCGTCAGTTGGATGAGACAGTGGCTCCTGGACAGAAGCCTCTTCCAGTTCTAGACCCAACTAACAAGAAGGCTGGTATGGGCTTTGTGACGAGCAGCAATCCTGCTGTTCAGAACATGTTGAAGAACTTAGATCCTAAGGATGTTCAGATCGTTCAAGCTCCTGGTCAACAACCGCAATCAACTGCTCCTACTTCTACTGCACCTACTTCTTCTCCTGCTCCTGCTGGATCAACTGGTCAAGCACCCGCTGGTCAGACACAGATGAAAGAAAAGTGGGCAGGAGACACTAAGTTGAATCCTGCTAAGAAAGGCATGTTTGCTGGTAAGACTAAGGCTGAGTTAGAAAAGCAACTCGCTGCATTACACAAGTCAGGCCCGCACAAGAAGGGTTCCCCAGAATATACTAAGCAGCAAGAACTAAACTTCGCTATCCGTGCCAAGAGTGGCTGGAAAAAGCCAGTCGAAGAAGCGCACACAGGTGATGAAGCCGAAGCAAAGTTCAACAAGTATAATGCTCAAGAACTAGATCATATGCTGGACAGGGCATACGGCAGAGCCAAGCCAGGTGATGCACATAAGCAGAAGAGAGCTAGACAGGCTAAGGATGCTGCATACAAGATCATGTGGAATAAGAAGCACGGCGATCTAGATAAGGATGAGCCATGGCCTAATGATGCATGGTATGACACTAGTAAAGAACTAGGCGAAGCAGACATCGCTTCAACATCAGGCATCGATACTAAGGGTGCTGGTTTAGGTGCTGGACGTAGCATGACTACACTCGAAGCACAAAATCGTCCTGCAGGTGATCTTCCTGCTAATATCGATCCTAATGCTCAGTTCGCACCGAGAAAGATTCCGGCTATAGATGAACTAAAGCCAAAAGCAACACCAAAGAAGTCTATGATGAGCAAGGTCATGGACAAGCTCACTAATAAAAAGGCAGTTAAAGAAAACATGAATAAGCGCATTCGAGCCGCCCATTTAGAGGGCAAATCACACGGTCTCATGGGTCATGCACACTGTGGTAGAAACTATGAAAATATGGAAGAAGCTAGGGCATATCATGAAGGCTATAAGCTAGGTCTTGACGAGTGCCACGGTATGGCTCCGATCGTAGGACTAACTGACGACAAGATGCCTCCAGCAACAGTTCATGGTATGGCTGATCAAGCTCTTGATGAAGGTCGCAATACATATGACGCAGTAGTGAATGCTATCAGACATAGAATCCTACACAGTCATCGTGACCTTATCGCTAAGTACGGTCCAGTCAGAATAATGGCAGCGATTGAAGCTTGTGCAGAAGGCAAGGGCAATCTGGAAGAAATCGGCACAAGCGATGTCAGCATCTGGGTCAATCAAGTGATCGATGATCTTGAACATGGTTACTATGATGATAACGATACTGTTCCTGTAAACCGTGAGATGGAAGAATCCGCACACGATACCTCTCATGGTTCAGCCTTCGACCGCGGAAGTGCAGACAGCTACTATGGTAGAGCAAGAGATCCTCATAAGTATCCAAATGGCACAGGCACTCCTCCTAAGGTAAAGCTAACTGATCCAGCAGAGATCAAGGCATATCATGCAGGTTATGATCATAACGAAGAGCACGGCGATAAGAAGGATTGGGGCTTCGATGCTGCTGATCATGAAGTAGATGAAGGCAATGCATTCACTGCAGGTTTAGCCAAGACTCCAAAGGGTGGCACCTTCAAGCTAGGTGGCAAGACGATCAAAGATACGTCCAGCTATGACGCCAAAGCATTCGAATCCTGGGACAGACAACTAGAGAACCTCATCAATGAAGGCGTATCTATCTCTGTATCTAAGGGCAATCAAGGTGCTCCAGATTCAGTGAATATCAATGCAACTGATCAAGAAGCAGATAAGTTACTCGCTCTAGTAAAACATGCTGGAATGGGTATCTTTGCTGATGAAGCAGAAGCAACAATGGCGCATCCTCATCAGATGGGCGGCGCCTCCGAGATCAACACTCCAGGTGAGATCGAAGTTGTAGGTGATCATGACAAGATGTTGTCTCTCATGAAGAGACTATCAGGCATCAATGGTCAGCAAGGCGATGATGATTATGCGGATGAAGAAGAAGCTTGCAATGAATGCGGTATGATGGAATGCGGTTGCCCATCCGATGGTCGTCAGATGATGGATGAAGTCGAATCCGAAGATCAGATGACATATCAGATGGCAGAAGATAATCCACCGGACAATGGTTCAGCAAACTCTGCTAATGATACTGCAGGCAATGCTGCTGCAAATGCTTCACTAGCAAGTGCAGATCAGACTGACAGACCTACTATGGCAGAGAGCGAAGAATGCGATGAATGCCATTGTGATCCATGCAAGTGTGATGATGAAAAAGTAGAAGAATCCTTCTCTTTCGCAAATCTCTACAAGAAGATGGCGATGTTGTCCGAGGAATCAACTGCTGAGAAAGATGACAAGGCAGAGCGGGCTGGTAAGAAAATCGCCAAAGATATCGAATATGACGAAGGTCATAAGGGCAAAGATGACGACAAGGCTGAGAGAGCTGGCAAGAAGGTAAAGAAAGATATCGAATACGATGACAAGAAGGATAAGAAGCTTGACGAATGGGCTAACGATGCTGGTCCAGGTAAGTCAGTTTCAGACACTACTTTCGAACAAGATATCGAGTTTATGACTAAGGTGATCGCAGGTGGTCTCAACAAGCCTAAGTCAACCGGTCAGACAACTGTTCCAGTAATCGCTGGTCAGGATGAGCGTATGCACAC